GAAAATCCCCATGCATATCGGCCTTATACCAGAATATACAATCCTCTAACTTCGCCGATTGGCTTGTATTATCAATCACGAGGCACTCATAGTTCTGTGTACATTGATCCATAATCTGACAGAAAAATTCCAGCGACGGGAAGGCCGAAGCGTAGTTTTCATAAATACGTTTACGATTGTTCGCATACGGTTCACGGAGAATAAACACAAAATCCACATTGGTCCGGAGAGCGGGTTGAATACCCAGTGGATATTGCATAGTAATAATGAAAAACACCTTTAACCAACGACCGTTCATAAATAGATAACGAATATTTTTATCGTGTGTCCAGCTATCATCGTACATACAATCATCTAGAATCATAAAGGATCGTGGATCTAGGCGTGATTTGGCCCCGCCTCCGCCCCCTAACTCCCGCTGAATTCTGGCCATAATCATCTTTTGTCGTTTCACAAAGTTGGCTAAAATAATAGGGGAGAATTCGCCATGAATAAATAGGGGAGGAATCATCTTTCCATAAAATGAATTGGACTCCTCTGTTCCGCTGATCACTGTTCCGAGGGGCATTTCTTGGTGATGAAAGAGAAGATCCCGTACAAGAGTGGATTTGCCTGTACGACGGCGACCAATAAAAATCACGACGGCGTCTTGGGGTATCTTGCGCATATCAAACTTCTTTAATGATACATTCACAGCAGCAGCCATCGGGTCTGTATGTAGGCCATTTTTTTGTATCGCGTTTTACACTCATTAGAACATTTACATCGTTTTGTAAGAATGGAAACGACGCTCCGGGGTATGACACTACCGAAATCCCGTTTCCGGTTTGCCCCATTATCTGAAAACCTTCATAATGTACATGGATTCCACGATCTACAGACATACTTTCCAACACTCAGTAAACTATTTCGTGTAACGAAGCATCAGTCTAGTGGTATATGGCTAGACTCGCAAAGAAGAACTACGGGGATAGACATATCCGGAACATCTGGGCTCTGTCAAATAAAGACTATTCCAAATACAGACAGTTCAGGTGTAGATATTTCGGGCGAGACTACATCACCGGCTTTCTTGAAGGTCACGCATCTACTCGACCCGATTCGTTGGATGAAGGGGGAATACAGTTTTCCAAAGAAAATAGGGCTTCCTTGGCATACCAAAACCTGGTCCACAACATGGACAAAACTACAGGATCCTTCCAATCAGGCCTATATTGAAGCGATAGCCACATATGCCCTCGGCCGCATCCGCGATGAGGGAATATCACCCCACTTTAACGAGTTTTATGGCACATTTTGTGCCAGTGCCGATAGATATAGATATAATCTTACAGAAGAATTCAAGAGTTTCCGCAACTCAAGATGGTTTTGGCATGGACAGAAACGTAGCCTCTATAGAATTCAGGTTACGCATACAAACAATACAAGTGAACCGGTACCAAAAGATATCTTAGATGAACTACTTCATGAGCCATCCGAATCCGAGATAGAATCCGAGTCCGACTCTGAAGAGGAAGAAGTTATTGTAGATATTGCGGAGGATGAGACGGCATCCCTTCACTCCGATCACTTATCGGATATATCTTTCAATGAAGAGACGGAAAAGTCCTCCCTGTCCGAATCCTCCGATATAGAAGACAAATATAACATATATGCTGAAATTGACAACTTTCCTGTCATGATGATTGCTATAGAGAATAATAAAGGAACCATGGATTCTCTCCTAGATAACTATAAAGAGGTCGGTACTACACCGGGTACACAGCTCTGGGAGGATAAATGGTCCGCCTGGCTATTCCAAGTATTGTCTGCGTTAAGTGTTGCTCAGACTATCCTTGGACTTACGCACAATGATCTTCATACAAACAATATTGTCTGGACAAATACGGAGGAAGAGTATATGTATTATACTAAGCGTAGTGGTGAGGTATTTAAAGTGCCAACCTATGGAAAGCTCTTCCGTATTATTGACTTTGGACGCGCCATTTTTAGTATTAATGGACAGCAGTTTATAAGCGATGATTTTAAGGCAGGGAATGATGCGGATGGCCAGTATTGTTTTAGACCGTTGCATCCTAAGCCGCCCAAGGAGGTTCGTCCCAATCCATCCTTTGATTTGGCTAGGCTTGCGGTAAGTCTATTTGACGCACTGTTTCCGGATGCACCCGAGGACAAAGAAGGAGGGGGTGTATTAAGCTCCGAAGAGGACCTTGAAATGATGGAAACGGTCTCCCCTCTTTACAATGTAGTTTGGTCTTGGATGATTGATGACGAAGGTCGGAATATCCTTGTCGAGCCTTCGGGTGAAGAGCGATTCCCTGATTTTGATTTGTATAAGCATATAGCGGCAAATGTTCACGGTGCTATTCCTGCGCAGCAGTTTTCCGCACCAGCCTTTGATCGATTCCAAGTGAATCCATCAGAGATTGGTGATGTGAAGAAATGGAGTTTGTTCATCTAAAACTTTGGAACACCGACTCTTACTTCCATATCTTCCCCCCCTGATTGAACAGTGTTCATCAAGGAGAGAGGTACGAGGCTCAACACATATTGAATAATGTGTGTTGACGATTCGGGTAGAAGTTGTATAATCATCGTGACCATGACTGCGCCAATGATAAAATCGCGTATTATGGATTTAAAGGTGGGCTTCTTCTCTTCTAAAAAATACGTACTGCCGGCTCCTAGGCTTGAAATAACGACGCCTCCTAAAATCATACCAGGGACGAGAGGGGACGATAACATTCTGGGCGGAAAAAAGGAAAAAAATGGAGATCGCATTACGCAAATCACTATAGAAGCTCAAAATCCATGGGCAAAATCGTATCTTGATCATTGAGTTCTTCAAAATCGTCCATCGCCTCCGGGGGGGTATCTAAAATTTGGACTTCTTCTATATCTTTAAAAAGCTCTTCCTCCTGAGCCTCTGAAGTATTATCCATCGTATCATCCCCTGTAAAGGTTGGGCGCTTCTGCGTATCTATTACAATTGTTTCTACAAGTTCCTTGATGGGTTCTGCGACAGGTTCCTTGACGGGTTCTGCGACAGGTTCCTTGACGGGTTCCTTGACGGGTTCTGCGACGGGTTCTGCGACCGGTTCCTTGACAGGTTCTGCGACAGGTTCTGCGGCAAGTTCTGCGACAGGTTCTTCAGCCACAGTTTCTTCAACATCCTCTTCCTCGTCATCTTTTAGATATTCGCGTAGAATATTCTTCACAGGAAGCATTCCACGAATTCCTTGAAGAACACCTTCATGTAAAAAGTTTTCAATCTGACGAAGGTTTTTCTGGCGTTCCATAGAGGGTGCGCTGGTTGAAAAAAGGTACGTATTACTCCATAGAAGTCGCGCACACTCTGTCAAAGTCCGATGGATAAAATGTTCCAGTTTAGGAATCGTAATCTGTAGTTTTTTCTGGCGCGTTGTAAGGCGAATGGCCGATAGCACTTTTGTGTGAGCAATAAATACGGCTGTCATAAGCTCTTCTAGATAATCGCACTGCGATGCGGTAACAATGGCCAGCGTTTCACGCTGTACCTTATCTACGTTCCAGTCGGAGATACCTTCCAACAGAGTCTGAAACATAAGAAGTACACGCTTGGATTCTACCTCCTTTTGTTTCGCCTCCTCTAATAAATCTAAAAAATACTGTTGTATTGGTGGAACTACGTATTGACATAGCTGTTTCGTATATTCAGCCTTTGCCTCCGCGTATACACTCACGCCCTCTCCTCCAATATCCATACCTAGTTAAATTGATGGAGATATTGAACACATACTGAACGCATTATTTAAGAGTAAGTGGCTCAGTTGAATCCAAGGCGAGGATCCAGCTCCAATCGCCCGAATACATTCTTGAACAGCTATATTCTGAATACCGTAGGTTTCTATAATAGAATCCAATATCCTATAGGGGTCTTCACCATTTTTCCTGGCCATAGGAAGATTGTTCCATGCCGGGATAGGGGTCTGTGGTCCCTGTGGAATACCGAGATGATGTGCTATGGTCTTATTTTTGGCCGTACGATAGGATGATTCACACCTCATAGTAATGATAGCACACCTTGATAAAATAGGGGGGGATAGCTTCCATACCTCTCGCACTTCTAGGCAACATGTTACATTGGCTGCGGCTGTTTCTAAAATACGCCGTAAAAAGGCTTGTGCCTCCTGTGTAAGATCATCTACACCTTCAATCCATACGTATAACTTTTCCTTGGACCGTACTTGTTGATGTAGGATTTCACGCCCTTCTCGAAGAGAACGATCCACACGGGCATTCCAGCGAAATAACTTCGCTTTTGCCGCTGCGGCCTCCTCACGAATCCATTGGGATTTACCCGTGCCAGGTTCGCCACTGATAAGTAGCGCACCTTTCCAGGTTTGTTTAGACATTCTATTCTTAGACGTATAGGGATGTTTAGGCGTATCGTCTGCGCTTTCTAGTATGTTTAACCTTGCGTTTTCTAGTACCGCCCGCCTTTACTCGATATTTTTCTTTGAGTTGTTCAAGTGTCAATCGTGTACGTTGCTGTCCCTGTGCTGCCTGTTGCTGTACTGCCTGTCCCTGTGCTGCCTGTCGCTGTACTGCCTGCTGCCTTGCCTCCTGATCGCATTTTGCATAACATTTACCTATATTATACGGCGTTGCGTCAGCTTGGGGTGGGTATAAGTCCGCAGGTAAAGCTACATTTATAGGTCTTTTACCATTTTCGCTTTCAAGTTTATCTGCTGGTACCCGAATGCCCTGAAATTTATCGTGTAGTCTGACCAAGTCATTTTTAGATCCCCTTCCCCATAGCGCCAAATTCGTTTGCTTTGCTTCCACACCGTCTTGAGAGTTCTTCAAAAATTTTAAATAAGCATCTACATTAACCTTATTTTCAGGACTAGTTAAATAATAGTATAAAGCCCTATTTTGTGTATTCCTACTGGAAGAAAAGTCTATATCATATACTATATATTCCTTACCCATCCAAATAACTGTATCACCCTTACGAATCATATTTAATGACACTCCCTTTTCAGATGAAGCATAGTCTATAACTATTCCATTTCCTTGCTCATAGGATATAGCATATATAGGCGGGTTGGATCTATATACTCGTACAGATTCAAAGTGACCTTTATTAGGATTTGATATAATATATACGGGTTTATCATTAAAATCGCCATATATTCTGGGCACTACATCTTTCTTCTCACCACCTCTTGCCCCAAATAATAAAATATTAATATTATAATACTTACATAATACATTTAAATGATCCGCTTCTAAATCCCCATTTTTTATAAGTTGTTCATATAAGTCATCTCTTAGTTTATTCTCTATTTCAGAATCATTTATAACAATTCTAGGAAAGATCTTTGTTCTAAACCATGTCGCGAATTGATTTGCGCCACAGTCATCCCGTACAGTAAGGCCATTTGGATTCATCCGTATACGCTTTCTAAAGGCAGGGCATGTAGACATAAGAAATGCATGTACACAACAGTCTAAATGACTACCTGAGGTAGTCATACATTCTAGTTCTAGATTTGGATATTTATAATGCGGCCGGCCGACGGATTCTACTACTCCTTCATCTAGATTGTTTAGTTTTTTAAAAAATGTAGTTCCATCTATATATTTATTGAGACCTTCAATAGTACTAACACTATCAAAAGTCTGATCATCAATCTCTGAAACGTTGAGTGGTACCCTACTCTCATTCCTCCCTTCTTCCTCGAAAGTTTTCAAGGATGCGGCTAACGCAGCAGCCAAACCTGGATCAGTTGAGTTATTCTTAGGCTTCCCTTTCCCCCATTTTCCGAAGAACATACTTTCTATATAGTAGCCAACATTTCTTGTAGAAGTTTTTCATCATGCTCTGCGTTATAGGCAAGATTCTGTGTCGCCATGAGAGGATTCGCATTAACGGATGCCACAACATCCATCGTATTCCGTTGGCGACTGATATCCAGCTTCAGGGGGACGCGCGGCCTTACTTGGCCAATATCACCCACCCCCGTCGGAAGCCCCACGACACGATTCACCGCGTTAGACCGATCATTCACGATATCCGAATCCAGTTTGCGCGTCGTCTGATGAATATCACCGTCAAAAACGGCCAAAGCCCCTCCATTTCCGTGCATCGGGTCGCGACCAACGGCAATCTGCTCCTTATTCGGGTTCGTACGCATATTGTAGGCAGCATCATGACTGGTGAAATCCTGATTGACCGACATAGAAGGACCAAAGTGTTCCGATTTCGCCGAAATCTGCGCCTTCTGCGTTGGTCTGGCAATATCCTCAGGATCATACACCTTGATACGCGTAGCTCCATCCGCCCCTGGTGCGGCCTGACCCATCCAGTTCCAGTTAATCGTACCCTCACGCACTGTTGTACGGGCAATGTCATTCGGATCCCATACGGTAATCGCCGGCGCACCCTGGGCGTATCCAACAGGTGTACCCGTCTGGCGAATATTACCCACTGTCTCCTGACGACGTGTAGGACGATTCGGATCGTCGTAGTGGACCGTCAGTGCCCCCGCCTCCGCCGGTGCCAAGTTCAGACCCATATTGCGCTCACTCGTGGCATTGCGCTCATTCGGGCGCACCTCGTAACCCGAACGACCATAGTCATTCTCAGGGGCGTCGGTATCGCTCGTTGTATAAGTTGTCATATCGGCGTTACGGAAGCCCGCGCCTCCATACTGCTGCGCTATAGGTGTGCGGAAGGATCCCGTCACATACGACTCCCCAAACTCCACACTACCCGCAGGACCAATATTCTCTGAACTCGTCTCAGGGCGTGTCACATGTTTCATGACCTGTATAGGGCGTGTAGTCTCCTTAATAACGTCACCGGTCGTGACAAAGAAGCGCTTGCCCGATTCATCAATATAGAAGCGATCCGGGCGGTATTTGCGAACTTCTCCTGA